GGCCGGGTGCCCAGGTGTCGATCGCCATCGTGACGATGCGGGTCAGCTCGTCGCGGCGGGCGAGGTGCGCGGCCGCTGACTCGCCGGCAGGCCAGATGATCCGTTCTTCGAACCGGTAGCGCCACATGTCGCGATCGCGGGCACCGGCGGCACAGGCAACGACGACGGTGACGTCGGTGATCTCGTCGGGTTCCCCGACGGTGACACGCGTCGGCGCGCACGCGTCGCGGAGCATGTCGGCGATCGCGGTTCCGATCCATGCGGAGTTCACGCGAACCCGAACACGTGCTGTGTGCCGTGGCAGAGCATCGCCCGATGGCGTCGGCCGATGTCCCCGACGGCGACGAGCGCGGCCTCGTCCTCGCCGCCACCGTCGAAGTAGCCGAACTGGGCGCGGGGCAACTTGAGCCAGTCGCGGGCGTATCCCTCGATCGCGCCTTCGTTGAACGGCTTCAGGTCCTCGAGGTCGTCGTCGTCGTCGCGTCCGAGTGTGGTGCGCGCCCATGACAGGGCGGCGTCGAACGCGGCGACGACCTCAGGGTCGTTGACCGGTCGGCGCAGCCCGGCCGCCAAGGACGCGACCGTGACGGTCACTTCTTGGCGGCCTTGTCGTCGGCCTTCGCCTTCGTGCCGGCGGGTGCGCCGATCGGGACGTCGAACGTGGTGAAGTCGTCGTCACCGGGGATCGATGTGACGAGGAACCAGGCGTCGGCCTCGTCGTCGTATTCCACGGTGCCTTGGTAGCGGGCCATGATGTCTCCTTCGGGTTAGACGGCGTCGACGATCTTGACGAGACCGGCCTCGTCGACCGCGCCGAACGCGGCGTACTGGAACACGGCCTGATCGCGGGCGAGGGTGTTCGGCACGTCCGCCTGCAGGGTCTGGACACCGCCGAGCATCGTGCGGAACGCGTCCTTGATCCCGACCACGGCGACCTTCCCGGCCCAGGACGGGACGACCGAGTACTCGAGGGTGTTGATCGACCCGTCCGGGGTCGCGAGTGACATCGACCCGGACGCGTTGAACGGTGACAGACCCATGAACAGGCCGCGCCCGGTCGTGTCCTTCGCCTTCGCCAACTGCTGCCACATCTGCACCGAGAGACCGCACACGTCGGGCATCGACTGGATGTTCGGCTGTGCGAGCAGCACGGCGGCGGCGTCGATGAACGCGTCGATGAAGTTCGGGGTCGGCAACATCTCGATCGGGACGGTGTTCGTCACGATCGAGGCGGCGAGCACGGCGGCGGCGACGTCGGCCTCGAGCTTGAGGTCCATCTCCTGGAGGTACAGCCGGTAGGCGGCCTCCATGTACGACGGATCGGAGCGGTCGATCAACTGCATCGACGTTTCCTGACCGCCGGCGTAGGTCTTGACGGTCCACGACACCGACGCATAGGTCACCTTCTGCGAGGCGATCGCCGCGAGCTCCGACGCCTGGAGCCCGATCAGCGGACGCTGTGACACCTTCGGCTGCGAGATGACGAGACCCGAGTCGGGCAACGGGCGTTGCGAGAACATCGACGTGACCGGGGTGCGGGTCTTGCGGAGATCGATGATCTCCTGGATCCACTGCGTCTGCACCAGCGACGGCGCGTCGGCCGTGGTCGCGGTGGCGAGCGCCCGGTAGTACTGCTGACGTTCCTCCGACGGGAGACGGCCGTTGACGGCGTCGACGAGGAAGTCACCGAACGACCGGTACCGGGCCGGCGCCGGTGCGACCGGTGTGGCGGCGGGCTGCAACTGGCGGACACCGGCCGACGACCGCGCCGGCAGCGACCGTGTCAGGACGGCGGGCTCGGGTTCGGTCGGCTCGGGCTCGACGGGCTCGTCGGGTTCGGTCGGGGTGATCTGATCGGACATGGGTTCCTCCATTGATCGGCGGGCGAGCACGCGGGCCGTGTTGTGTTGCGGGGTGAGGGTGAACGCGAGCCCGGTGAGGACCGCACGGGAACGGGTGACGAGCTCGCCGGAGCGGGCCCGTGACGGGCCGTCGTCGAACTCGATCGAGACGTGTTCGATGATCTCGTCGTCGAGCAGGGCGATCAGGTCCTGACCGTCGCCGGTGGCGGCGACACGGACCTGGGCGTAGGCGCCGTCTTCACGGTTCTCGATCGAACGGATCCTGCCGATCACCGGCCCGTTGTGGCCGTTCGTGACGAGCAACTTGTCACCGGCGGGGACGAGTCCGCCACGGGAGAACTGTTCGCGGTAGAAGGTGCGGCCGTCGTCGGTCACCTCGGACGGGGTGTTCCAGGCGACGAGGCGGACCTCGACGGTGCGGCCGTCACCGTCACCTTCGACCTTGCCGAGCTGGCCGGGCCGGAATGATCGGGTGAACGTCACGACACGGCCCTGAGCGGGGCGGGTGCCGGCGACGCGTCCGACATGGCTGCGGGAGCGTCGCCGGCGAGCTGCTCGACACCCTCGAGCAATGTGTCGAGGTCGAACCGGGCGCGCAGTCCGGGGGCGAGCAGCCTGGTGAACCCGTCCTCGATGCGGCGCAGCCATGTCGGGCGGAGCGAAAGGATCGTCCACCGTTTCAGCTCGTCGCGGACGTTGGAGTAGGTCATCGTCCCTTGGGAGATGACGTTGCCGATCGACGGGGCGACGTTCGTCGCCCGGCACACTTCGGCGGCGGCGAAGTCGAGGACGGCGATCGTCTGGGCGATGTCCTGCGCTGCCGGTCCCTGCTCGACCTGCCATTGCGGGTCGAGGACGCGGATCGTCTCGCCGCCGGCGATCCATTGTGCCTGCGCCTCGAGCGCCTGGGTCGGGTCGAGCGGGACCGTGGAGCGCAGGATCATCGACGGGTTCCCACCCGACGCATAGAACCGGGCCAGATAGGAGTAGGCGCCGGCATAGTTCTCGAGGGCGATCCAGCATTTGCGGAGCGGTGACTGGCCGAGCGGGCCCCGGCGCGGGTCGTCGTTGAGTTTCCAATGGTTGACCTGGTCGGTGCGGGCCGACATGCCGTGCACGCGCCAGGCGAGCACCTCGAGGTCCCGGCCCGGATCCGCATACGGGACATAGGCCACGGCGTTCGGGTTCTGGACCTTGATCGACACGTCGAACCGGGACCCGAAATCGACGAGCGCGTAGGCGTTGCCTTCCCACCACAACGACTGCACGAGCTTGTGGAGGGTGACCATCCGGTCCTCGTCCGGGTCGGGCTGCTCGAGCACGGAGGGCGTGTTCACGACACGGTTCCCGTTGACGTCCTCGGCGTACAGCTCGGCCGACGCGATCACGTCCGAATGGAGCTGTGCGAGCCCCTGGGTGATCGGGAGCTGGTCGATCTGGTAGGTGGTGCCGGCGAGACGGCCGTAACGCGCGGCCGACATGCCGCGTTCGATCGCGGCGGGCGGTTGGGAGCGCTTGCGGCGGCCGAACATGCGCCGTCCAGCACACACCGGCCGCGTATCATTCCTAGTGATGCCTTCGTCGGGTGAAACACCCTCGAACACGTCGAAAGATGTCCTCGACGCGGCCGACGTCGCGAAGATCTTCGGTGTGTCCGTCCAGGCGGTCGAGGATTGGCGTGGTGTGACCGGCCCGGAGTACTTCAGGACGCCCGGCGGACGGGTCCGGTACGACCGGAGCGCCGTTCTCGCCTGGAAAGCCGCACACACATACCGGCACTAGTTCCGTCAGATGACGAAACTACGGCATCCGGTGACGGGACGTTTCATGGCCGGCGACTGTGAGCGCGACTGTCTCGAGCAATGCGCCGGCCTGTGCGGCGTGTCAGTAGATGCGGCCTTGGGTGGCGGTGGGGAACAGTTTTCGGTGTCCCCAGGCGGCCATCGTCACCGCGCAGATCGGGGAGATGTCGACGGGCGAGTCGCGACGGTTCCAGGCCCATGAATCGCCGAGCGGCCGGGTGTGCGCCTGGGCGACCGCTTTGTCGAGGTCGGCTTGGCCGGTGTGGACGATGTTGCCGTCGTCGACGAGCCCGTCGTACAGCACTCCGCCGGATTGGGTGAACTCGACGGTGTCCGGCTCGAGGACGGGGACACCTTTCGCGGTGAGCCGGTCGATCAGTGACCCGGCGGGGGCGCGACGGTCACCGACGATCGCCGCCGGCCGATACCTGGCCTGTAATCGGACGAGCTCGGGGATCAGCCATGACGTTCCGGGCCGATGTTCGACGATCACGACGACCTCACCGGGTGTCTGTGTCCTCGAGCAGGTCGCGATCGTGGCTGATTGGCGGTCGTGGGCGACGTCGAACGCGAGTACGTGCGGCGCTGTGGGGACCGCTTCGGGGCGGTGTTGGCGGGCCCACACGTCGGGTGGGATCTTCTGGATGACCGTTTCCTCACGCCGATGGCAGAGGTAGGCACGGTCGAACTCGGGTTCACCGAGCGACGCAAGCTCCAGGCGGAGGCGGTCCTCGTTGATGGTCTGACCGATCGCCGGGATCCTCCGACGCCACACCTCCGGGTCCTGCGGGGATTCGTCATCGGCCCGTGACCACTCGAAGTAGGCGACGTTCGTCTGCTCGTCGTACAGCGAGGCGAGCCCGACGTCCTGGTAGTGCATCAACAGGCCGTCCGTGCCGTCACCGGGGGTCGAGATGATCCACAACTGCGGGTCCGGTCGGGTGATCATCGTCGGTGACAGGGCGGCGACCATGCGCAGATCACGCTGCGAGAAGGCCTCATCGACGACCGCCTGGTCGGTTGTCAGCCCGTGGCCGGCGTCATCGGTGTTCGCGACGATCACCAGCTTCGACCCGTTGCGCCAGTAGATGCCCTCGGACCCGTTCGAGCGGCGGCAGGTGTACAGGCCTTTGGTGGCGTAGGCGCGGGCGAGCCGTTTCGCCTCGTACTCGTCGAGGAGCCGGCCGCGTGCCATCAACCGGTTCTGGGCGGCGTAGACGGCGGTCGAATCGGGGCGGCGGTGCTGCCCCCAGGTGAGCAGCGACTCGACCAAGGTGGTTTTGCCGTTCTGGCGTGGCATGACCAGCACGACGACCCCGTAGACGAGGCGTCCGTCGTCGTTCAGCTCGAGCGCGACGTCGACGATGTGCCTCTGGTGGGTCATCAGGTAGTGGCCGGTGAGGGCCATCGAGTACTTGTCGACCGCCGGTCCGGCGGTGTCACGGTCGCTGCGGAGGGTTCCCAGGCGTGGCGGACAGCAGAGCAAGGAGCTGATCGCGCTCATCACCGGTCGATTCTGGCTTGAGGATGCACAACAGCTCGCGTTGGTGGCGTAGCTCGCGGGCGGCGTTGAGCATTTTCCAGTCGGCGTCGGGGCCTTCGGCGAGGGCGGAGTCGGCCAGGGCGGCGACCTTGCGGTAGGCGGCCTCGATCGCTTTCATGCCCGGCGGGATCGTCTCGAGCTGGCGGAGGATGCGGAGATCCTGTTCGGCGTAGCGTTCGATCGGGCCTTTCGGTGGCCGGCCTTTCGGGAACAGAGACGGCTGACGGGCCATCTGTAATCACAAATCCTGGTCGTCGATGTCGGGGGAGAGAACCGTGACAGCGGTGGGGTCCTGCGTTTCAGCCCCAAAAAACGGGTGGACCTGCGCGGCGCGCCGGCGTGTGTTGGCGAGCTGTGCCCCACGTCGTGCGTTGCATGTGCGACGGTCCTGCGTTTCAGCCCCAAAAAACGGGTGGACCTGCGCGGCGCGCCGGCGTGTGTTGGCGAGCTGTGCCCCACGTCGTGCGTTGCATGTGCGACACGCAGCCACACTGTTCGTCGTCGATGACACGCCACCCAGCGCACGCGGTATCAGCTCGTCGCACTCTGTCGCACGCCCGCCGCACCAGTGGCACACCCACCCGTCACGCTCGAGGACGATCAACCTGACCTTGCGGTGGCGTGCACCCAGCCCACGCTGATGCGCTGATCCCTTCACGGGCGTACCCATCCAGTGAGGTACTCGCGTGGTAGGCGTAGCTGTGTGCCGCGTCGCTGCTTGCGGTAGTGGCTGATGTAGCGCGTGTTCGCATGCTTGCACTCATCGCATCTGCATGGGTCACCACGTAGCTGGTAGCGGTTGCGTGTCCCGTGTACGGGTGGGGTTCCGAGTGGGCGTGCCATGGCTAGGGCTGTGTGGAGATCACCTGTATCGCGCCGGTGTTGAACCGTACACATAGCTGTGTCTTGCCTGCCCCGTTGTCACGGGTGTACAACACGGCGTTGTTCACGGCCGGTGCGGCAGGGTCGGCGATCTCTGCCATGCGGTATGCGTCGGCGGCGAGGGTCGCGCCTGCCGGGCCCATTGCCCACACGTTCGGGGCCGCCTTGTACAGGGTGGCTTGTGAACCTGTGATCCCGGTCTTGATCCCACCCTCACCCAACGGGCCTACCGCACCGATCTCCGTGCGGCCCGCGTCCTCGGGGCTGATCAGGTCGTAGGCGACCACGTTGCCCTTCACACCGACCACAGGACCAAGGTTGCGGCGGGCAAGGTCGATGTTCGCACCGATCGGGATGGTGAGCCCGGCGGTCCCCACTGCAGAGGTGCACCCTGTCAGGTACCACTGGCCGGCGGTCGCCGCATACCCGGTGTAGGCGATCTCGATCTGGGACGGCACGGTGGTGGTCACCTGGAGGTAGAGCGGTGTCGGCCATCCACCCGCGCCCGGTACGGGCAGGCCGGCGGGGTCGCGTACGTTGATCGTGTACGGGGTGGTCGGGGTCGCGGGGATCGTCATCGCTGCACGCGTCGAGGTGTTCTCCGGTGAGACGACGAGACGACGATGGAGGTCGACCTCGGGTGTGGTGGGTTGGCGGGCCTGTGACCCGTAGAACCACAGGTCACCGCGTGCACCCCACAGGGCGCGCCTCTTGCGCATCGACCACGGGCCGAGCGTGGACGGTGCGAACTGGATCGCACCACCCGCGTTGTAATGCCCGTACCCGTCGAACTTCTGGTCCTCGTCGGCGATGAACGACAGGTTGGCCATGCGGACCTGTGTCCCGCCACCCATGTCGGCGAGCCCGAGCACGGCGAGCCCGGTGCCGCCCTTGCCGACGTAGCGGTAGACGCGGGTCGTCACAGAGTTGAACGTGACCGACCCGGTGTGGGACACGTAGTTGACACCGGTGAGCTTGCGGAGTGCGTCGTTGCGGCCGGTGTAGGTCAGGTTCGCGACGTGTGTTGCGCCGTCCTGGAGCTGGATCTTGCGGTCCCGGACACCCTCGAGGTCCCCGTCGTCGTCGATCACCGGCGCGGTGACGGGCCACTGTGTGCCGGGGTCGTAGCCGGCGTCGAGCGACAGCTCGCCGTTGACGAGCGCGGTGACGTCGGGGACACCGAGCACGAGTTGGGCGGAGGCGACCGCACCGGAGGCGAGCGTCCCGCCGGCGATCACACCGGCGAACTCGGGCGGGTCACCGGGTGCGAACACGTTGATGCCGGACGGCCCGTAGACGCGGCCGGGGTGGTCACCGGAGACGTGGGGGCGGATGATCAGCCCCATCGACCGCATCTGGCCGCCGTCGTTGAAGTCCTTGCCTTCTTCGACCTCACCGAACCATGCGACCCCGGTGTCATCCCAGGCGAGCACCGGGATGCTGCCGGCGGCGACGTCGAACACGTTCGGCTCATGCAGCTTGGCGTACAGGGCAGGGTCGAGCAGGGCCGTGTCTGCGATGCCGTGCACATCGGTCGTGTCCGCGCGGTGCGCTTCGACGGCCGTGGTCGCGGTCAGCTCGGCCGCGTCCTGTGCTGCGTCCGCCTTCGCCTGGGCGCCGGCCTGTGTCTCGAGCAGCGCAGTGTCGGCGATCCCGTGCACCCCTGTCGTGTCGGTCGCATGTGCGTCGATCGCTACAGCGGTCGAGTCGGCCAGGTCGCTCACCTCGGTGTCGGTGTATGCCTTCGCTTCCTCGAGCGCGAGCGTGACGATCGTGGTCGTCTCGACCACACCGACACCCGACGTCGAATAGACGCGGACGTGCTCGGTGACCGTGCCACCATCCAAGAGCTGGACGAGGAAGCGTTCGGTCATGACGTCACCGGGACCGTTTCGGCGGTGAACAGCACAGCGCCGGCGAAGATCATGTCGGGGCCTGGTGTGTCCCTCACGATGCGCACTTCGTAGGCGGCCTGCGGGTCGACCGTGAGCGTGGCGGCCTGGGTGAGCGTGAACGTGACGATGTGGGCGGCGATCACTTCGGTGTAGACGGCGACCTCTTCGCCGGTGATCGCGTCGTGGAGACGGGCCGACCATGCGGTACCGGTCTGGTCGACCGGCTGCTCGAGTTCGTCGACGAACTCGAACTCGACCGCATGGCGCATCCCTGGGGTGATGTGGAACGGGACCTTCGCCGGCAATCCGTGCCCTTGGTACACCACAGCGTTCGTGGCCATCGTTCCTCCTCAACTTGTTCGGACCCATCCTGTCCCGGGCAGGAATAGGCCGCGCGGATCTTCGTAAAGGTCTTGCCTTTTAGAAGCCAACGCGCGCGGCTCGGTAGCACGGTCCGTGCTACCAGGTCGCGCGGTATTGTCGTTCGGTACCGTGCTATCCGGTAGCACGGTTGTGGATAAGTTTGCGGCCGGGAACTGGTACTTGGAGCGCAGTCCGTTGACCTGCCGGACGGCCATCAACACGCCCCACGCCTCGAGGCGGCGGATCGCGCGTTCGACGGTCGTGTGGTTCATTCGGCACTTGTGAGCCAGGGTGCGGATCCCGACGTGAGCGAACCCTGTGTGTTTGTTCGTGTGCGTCGCGATGATCATCGCGACGTGGAGCGCGACGGTGTCGACGAGCGGCTTGTCCTTGCCGTCGACCACGGTGACGAGGTTGGGCAGCTCGTCACGTACATAGCGCATGGCAGCCCATGCCGACATCGGGGGCCTACTTCCCGTGGGGGTGAGTCTTGTTGATGCGCTCAAGGGTCTTGAACGAGACCCTTCGCGAGCGGTCGGCGTCGCGGTTGACCCACCAGTCGACGGTGCCGACGAGGGCGATGATGACGGCCGCGAAGAAACCTCCGATGCAGAGGATCAGCACGACGGCCTGGATCGGGCCGGGCATCAGCGCACGAGCCGGAGATGGCTCCTGCTGTGGCGCATCAGCAGCTCAGTCGGGCCGGGCGGGATCGACGGGTCGAGACCGGCACGAAGCCGGTCCCGCTCGTCAAGTCTGCGGTGCGCGGCCTGGAGGATCTCGAGCAGCTCGTCGGCGGCCTGCTCGTCGAACGGCTGGCGGTTGAGCTGGCGGGTCATCACTTCACCCGCTCTTGGGTGGCGGCGACGACGAGGTTGATGGCGTAGCGGATGCCGGCGGCGCGACCGGCGGCGAACGCGTCAGATCGGCTGGAGGCGGCGATCTGTTCGGAGTAGGCGACTTCCGCCTCGAGTCGTTCGAGCGCCCGGGCGAGCGGGCTCACGCCGCGCTGCTGCCGTCACCTCGTTCGCGATCAGAGCATCTATTTCTAGCCCACTCCAAAACCTCGTCCTGATCGAACCTGATCACCCGGACGGAGAGCCGGTGAACCGGTAGCCCGTCTGCGATGTAAGCGAACAAAGTCCGCCGACTGATCTGGAGCAAGCTGAGAACGTCCGGGACCCGGAGCATCTGCCCTGCTCTCTGTGTAACTGGTGTATCGGTCATTGCACTATCGTACCTCACCGACGAATGGAGACACGACCATGCTCGAGCAGTTCAGGCAGGCGATGGAGCACAGGAACCTTGCGGCAGGCACGATCCACAAGCGGATGAGCGAGGTCCGCGCCTGGCTCGCCTATCTGGACAAGGTCGGTGTCGAGTGGACGGCCGCCCATGACGGTCATCTCGAGGAATGGCTCGATGGGCGGCCGTTGGGAGCGCGTGCCCGGACGGCCTCGATCTCACACCTGCACATGTTCTATGCGTGGGCGATGCGTAAGCGTCTCGCCGGGCACGATCCCACGGTCCTCACCGAGCGGCCGCGCCTGCCGAAGCGGCTACCGCGACCGATCCCAGAGGTCTCGGTCGACATCGCGCTGAGCGCGGCGACGGGGCACGTTCGCACGATGGTCGCGTTGATGGCGTGGGCCGGTCTGCGTTGCTGTGAAGTGGCGCGCCTCGAGTGGTCCGATGTCGACCTCGCCGCCGGAACGCTGCACATCGTGGGCAAGGGTTCGTCGGAGCGTGTGATCGGGATCAGCAGCCTGCTCCGGGCCGAGCTGGCCGCGCTCGACGGGACGAGCGGGCTGATCGTCGGGCGGGCCTACACGCCGTGCCGGGTCTCTCAGATCGTCAACGCTCATCTGCGGGCCTGCGGGATCGAACGACACACCGCCCATGCCTTCCGTCATCGCAAGCTGACCCGACTGTGTGAACAAACCAGGGACCTCCTCGCGGTGCAGATGTACGCGGGACATGCGTCGGTGGCGACGACACAGGTCTACGTCAAGGTCGCTGCGGCGCGCCTTCAAGCGCTGAGCGACATCGTTGACTGAGATGATGCGCAGAAGCGGATATTTCTTCCGCGCGCCTGGTCAGCGTTCCTGCTCGCGGCGGAGGTACTCGAGGACGTAGCGGGTGATCCGGATCGTGGCGATGGCACCACCGGTCAGGCCGAGCACGAACGCGGCCGCGATGGCGACGTCGGACCACGTCAAAGCACGAGCCAGGCCACGGCGGTGAGTGCGAGTCCGAGCGGGATGAGTGCGCCGGTGGTCGGGTCGGGTCGTTTCGTCCAGGCGAGGATCGTGGCGATCACGAACACGACGGCGGCGAGCAGGAACAGCCAGTCCGCAAGCGTGATATGGCCGGAGATCAGAGCGTCGGAGATCATGGGTCATCCCTTCCCTTTCGCGATGAAGTCGGCCCACACGACCGGATCGGTGACGAGCGCCTCCCCGAACCTGGTCTCGTACCGTTCGATGTCGGCGCCGGCGAGCCCGGTGAGCTTCCCGTCGCCGTAGACGAGGGCGACTTCGTGGGTGATGTTGTTCTTGATGATGAACGCCATGAGGTCGTCCTCCTGGTCTGGTGGTGGCACCGGCTCGGGCTCCGGTTCGGGTTCGGGTTCGGGTGGGGTCGGGACGTGGCCGCCGGCGGCGACGTCGCGGACGAACACGTCCATGTCCCACATCGCTGCGCCGGTCGCGTAGCGGGATTCGCCGGCCGGGTCGATCTTGCGTGACGGGGCGTACTCGAAATGGGCGTGGATCTGGGCGGTGCCGATCCCGTAGCCGATGCACAGCTCGGAGACGAGCTGCACGTAGCAGTCCTGCTGTGCGCTACCCCACGGCTCACCGACACCGGTGTTCGCGGCCTCGATCCCGATCGCGGACGCGTTCATCGTGTCGGGCGGCAGGATCCCGCACGGGTCGATCCCGGAGCCGTTCGTGTTCGTCGCGCCGGCCGCACACACCCAGATCTCGGGGACACGCGACAGGTACAGGTTGCACAGCGGTGCGTTGTCGGCGTAGTAGGTGCAGTACTCCATGTCCTGGCGGCCGTCCGACGACGGGGGTGACGCCGAGTGATGCGCCATGACGTGGTTCGGTCGGCCCTGGTCGTAGCCGCCCGAACCCCGTGCCCTGGTCTGCCAGCCTTCGACCTCGATCACCGGGTACCCGGTGAGCCGGCAGACCTCCGCCAAATCGGTGAGGAAGCGTGCGCCCATCAGGAATCGATCTCTGTCCCGGTGTCGGTCGACTCTGTCCGCCCAGACGTCAAGCGCGCCTCACGGTTCGCCTGCCGGGCGATCGTCTTGCACTCGCGGGCGAGGTCCTTGATGATCGCCGCCGGGTTGGCGTTGATGTCCGCGTTCGTCAACGCGGTCAACGCGTTGAGCGCCTCGACGACGAGGACGAGCTTGTCGACCGACTCGTCCGATTCGGCGACGAGCTGTGTCGTGTTCGCCGATGCCTCGTTCGCAGCCAGCTCGTCAGCGGTCCACGGGCGCGCCGTCCAGACTTCGGTCGGGACACCGGCGACCAGCTCGAGCCCGTAGTCGTGTGTCGTCGTCGGCGTGTCGGCCGGGCGTGGGGTGACGGCGATCGGCGCCCAGCCGTGCGGGCCGATGACCTCAGCCTCCCACGTGGCGAGGTCCAGCTCGTGTTGGCGGAGATCCCACCATCTGCCCTCACTCGTCGGGTCGTCCGGGTCGAGCAGATCGGGCGGTGTCGAGGCGGTGGCGGTGTTGTCGAGGACGCGGGCGTAGCTCATGGGATCCCCCATTTGAGTTTCATGTAGGCCTCGACGGTTGCGAGGTCGGTGGCGTTGTAGCGGGCGACATGTACGACTTCGCCGAGCTTGCCCTGGAACGCTGCCCCGCCGGTCGCCATCCCGCAGATCCGTAGCGATCCGGTTTCGGTTGTGGCGCCACCACCGGCGGCGTTCGATCTGGTCAACATCTCGGTGCCGTTCTTGCGGAGCTTCATGATCGCCCCGGACCGGTAGAGGGTGAGCAGGGTCGGGGTGCTGGTGGTGACACCGATGTCACCCTCGAGGCGTGCGGCGGCAATGTCGAAGTAGTTCGCGACGCCACCGCGTATGTCGGCCGAGCAGCGGTAGCCGGAACCGACCTGCGCCATGTAGGAGCCGTAGTTGCTGGACAGCTCCATCACGGCGAACGACATGCAGTCCATGAACGTCGTCGGGTCGAGCAGCGCGCGCACGGGAACGTTGAGCCGTTCCAGGTACGACGTTGCGGTCACACAGGCGACCCCGTTGATCGTCCCGGTACGGGTCACGTCCGCCGCCGGTGTCTTCGAGACGGTGAACCCGTTCGTGGACTTGTCGATCCATGTCGCGACCTGGGTGCCGGTGCCGTAGGTGAACTTGCTCGCGTCGGCCGCATCCCAATGGCCGGCGAGCCCGGTGATCGCCGGCAGGGTCGGGATCGAGGCGGCCCGATAGGCGGACGCGGTGACACCGAGCGGTGTCCCGACCGTCGTTGTCACGCGAGGTCTCCGGTGAGCGCCCACGTGGTGCCACCGGTTTTGAGTGCGGTGACGAACGATCCGAGTGCACGGGCGACGGCGGACGGGGTCGGGGTGACGTCCCATGTCGCGCCGGACAGGACGAACGTCGTGATCCCACTGATGCAGGCGAAGTCGACACGCTGCCCGGTTGCTACACCGGCGGCGGGGAGCGTGACGGTGCAGGTGACGGTGACCCGCTTCAGTTTGCCGGCGTCGGCGGCGACGATCGTGTACGTGCCGGTTGACAGGTTCTCGATCGTCTGGGTCGTCTCGACCGGGCCGGCGGGGCCTGTCGATCCGGTCGCACCTGCCGGACCCTGGACGCCTTGGATGCCTTGCGGTCCGGTCGGTCCGGCCGGGCCTTGCGGGCCGGCCGGACCTTGCGAACCGCTACCCGTCGCACCGGTCGGTCCGGCAGGGCCGGTCGCACCTGTCGCACCGGTCGGGCCTTGCGGGCCGGGCGGACCCTGAAGCGAGAGCGGGCCGACCTCGACGACCTCGATCGGGTTCGCTTCGGTGACATGGACCGTGGTCATCGTCGGGCTCCTACTGTCGGCATGATCGCGGAGTCGGTGACGTCCGCTGTGACCGTCACTGTCCCGTACACGGGTGTGTTCACGACCCCACCGGCGAACGTGATCTGGAGATCCCACACACCTTTCGCCGGACAGTCGGTGTACATGTCGGGGGTGATCGTCACGTCGATCATGTTCGGCAGGGTCACGTTCGTGTCCAGGGCGACGATGTGTGTCCCGGCGGACTTCTCGCGGATCTCTGCAGCGACGGTGGCGCCGGTCAGGTCGACCGCGACGGAGGCGTACGGGTCGGCCCACAGCCGGAACTGCCAGCCCTTCGAGTCACCCCGGTACAGGCACAGGTCGTATTTGCCGGGTGTCATAGGATCTCCTCGAGGTCGTTGCGGAGCAGCCGGAGCAGGGTGTGTGTGTCGGTGAGTTCCTGACGGAACGCGGCGATGACCCGGATCGCGTCGTCACGGCGACCCGCGCGCTGCACGGGGTCGGGGTCGTCACGGATTGCTTCGACGATCACCTGGAGCAGGGCGAGGCGGATCTGGATCGGGTCGCCGGTGTCGTAGGCGTCTTCGGGCATCGTGTCGCCGATCATTGTTGCTCCGGTTCGTCGAGGCTGGCGTTGATCTCCAGGATCTTCGGGTAGTAGCTGGCCGTCCAGCGCGGGTGACTGTGGAAGTTCTCGATCCGATGCCGGTGGCCGAGGATCATGCAGTCATAGACGAACCCGGTCGAGGTGCGGACGAACCGCAGCCCGTGGCTGACACCGGCGAAGCGGAGATGATGGACGACGTCGTTCGAGAACCCGTTGTATTCGGTGTCGATGTCGATCACCGGGGCGGACAGTTCATCAGCGAAACGTGCCGCCGCGCCGAGCACGATCGCCTCACCTTGGGAGTGGTTCGCGTAGAGCAGGTCGAGCTTGGGCCAGCCGGGGGCGTCCTCACGCCAACCGTTCTTCTGGATCATGTCCAACGATGTCGGCGTGTACGACGACGAGTCGGGGGCGTCGAGTCCGGCGCAGTGGAGCAGCGAACACATCCGCGCCGTGGACGATGACCACTGGATCTGGCCGTAGACCGTCGCCGGGTTTCCGGGGTCGGCGACGTCAACGATCGTCGTCACCCGCGACAGCTCGGTGTTGTTCCACGGGCGGACGTAGACGCGGCCGTTACGGCCGCCCCACACCCGACGCGAGTAGGAATCGGCGAGCCGGTGGATGAGTGCGAGCAGCGATGAGCCGCGGGTGATCGTGAACGCGCCGGCGGGATGCCCGGTCGGTGTGAGCATGTCGTAGTTGAACGGGTAGTCGAGGAACTGTGGGTCGGCCTGCAAGACGAGCTGGATGATCTGGTACAACTGCCATGTCCCGGCGGTGATCTCATAGTCCGGGGACAGGTTGTTGTGGCCGGCCGCCCGGTAGAGGATGTCGTAGGCGGTGATCTGCCAGGTGACCGGGCCCATCTTGTCGTCCTGGGTGAAGGCGTCGATGATCCCGGTGAACTGTGGATGCCAGGTGCCGGCGTCGGAGATCATCGAGACCCGGATCAGGCTCCCGGAGCCGGGACGGGTCGAGACGTGGGAGATGAAGTCACCGACGAGTGCGTACAGGTCGAAGCATTCGATGTTGAGCTGGCCGAGTCCCCAGCGTGACTCGGCGCCGGCGGTGTCACCTTCGGACCAGTCGGCGTAAATGACCCGGTCGGTGATGTCGACCCAGGCGAGCCCGGTCCCGTCGACGTTCGCCGATGTGATCACCATGATCTCGACCGCGACGCGGTTGTCGGGGAAGAATGGGGCGCCGACACCGACCGCCGGTGGTGTCGCGACTGCTGCAGCCCATTCGCCTGCCATCAGCCGGGGCCGTTCACTCGCTGGTACTCCTGCTCGGCGCGGCGGACCTGTCCCGGTGTCGGTGCGCTGGGAAAGAAGTTGTTGACGGTCGTCGTGCCGGTGGCACGGCTCGACGTGGGTGTGCGGGTGCCCACCGGGCCGGCGACCGTCGGCGCCGGTGCCGGTGTGTTCGCGGCGGCAGCCATCGCCCTCTGCAGCGCCTGGTAGTTGGCGGTCAGGACGCGGACCGCGTCCGAGTTGGCGTCGATGTTGCCGGTGTTGCCCATCTCGGTGCTGAGGAACTTCTGCGAGACTTTCGCCGATTCGGTCGCCTGCTGGAGCCGGTCATATTCCTGGCCCATCGCGAGCATGACCAAAGTGACATCCTGGGCGTTCGCACCGGCCCCGGTCAGGCCGTCACCCCATGCCCGGATGGCGTCCTCACCGCCGGCGGCGATCTGCGAAAACGTCGTAGCGTTCAGACCGAGATCGACGACCTTGTCGGTGATGTCCTCGACCACGTCGACCAGTGGCAGTCGTACCTCGACCGCCTCCATCTCGCGGATCTTCGCCTCGAGCGCCTCGAGCTCGGTGGCGCCGTTCTTGATCGCTGTGGCGTAGTCGTCGATCCGTTTCGTGTCCCACGCATCGTTCGCTTTGACGCGGGCCATCTCGGACGAAATCTGTTCGACCGCGAATCCGACGGCGAGCATCGGCCCGGCGGTCGATGCCAGTCCCTTCAGCGAGATTCCGCCTTCGGTGGCGTATTCGGCGATCTGTCCGAGCGCGACACCGGTCGACCCGGTCACCCCTGCCAGCTCGCCGATGTCCTGTGCCGAGTTCCCGGCGAAGTTCGCCATGACGTTCTTCGACCTGTCGGCCGACGTCCCGACCTCGTCGAGTGATGTGTCGAGCTTGTCGATCTCGCTGGTGTCGACGTGCAGGGTGACCGTCTCGTCGTCGATCTTGTCGACGGCTTCGCCGGCGTCGCGGGCGGCCTGCTCGGCTTTCTCCAGGCTCTTGACGAACGGGGCTGTGTTGGCGGTGACGTTGATCTTGATGTCGTCGCTAGCCACTGCGTTTCACCTCCTGGATGACGGCGTGGACCCCGGCGCGCACTGCGTCGTGTTGGGCTTGACGGACCCGTTTGAACGCGTACTTGATCGCCCGTTTCCCGTCGGTGCCGGGGTGTAGGACCGGGCCCCGTACAGGGTGGGCGGCGGTCGCGGCTTTCACGTAGCCGCCCTTGAAGGAGCCGCCTTTCTTGCGGCGTCCGCCACCGATCAGGTGTGGGGCGGCACCGTGCTCACCGAACGCCCACACCCCTTGTGGGCGGAGCTTGAGCACGATCCGTACCCCGTTCCCGACCGGCTCGGTGTCGTAGCCGAACCCGGCTTTGACGCCCTTGTTCTTGAACGGTTTCAGGTCGGCCCCGAACGCTGCGACCGCAGCGATCTGGACCTCCTTTTTGAGGACCGGACCGACCTTGCGTTCGAACGTCGCGGCCGAGCCGCCGGTCAGTCGGAGCGCGGTCGCGTACTGGTCGATCCTTGCCGTGAGCGGCGAGAACGCGTCAGCCATCGGCGCTCACACATCGGGGACGAGGGTCGGCTTGGTCGGGCACGGGCACGACACGGTCGCGATCCACGGCTCGTCTGCCGCACCGCCGTAGTCCGAACCGGGGATCACACACTGGCCTTTCAGGCCGGCGACGGCGTCGACGTCACCGGTCGGTTCGATCGAGAACCAGACCGTTTCGCCCTCCTGGTTCCACAGGTATGCGGAGAACGATGAGGCGTTGATCCCGTAGTCCTGGAGGTACTCGAGTTCGAGGCTGTAGCTGGACAGGGCGAGGTCCTCGGATGCGGGGGCGCCGAACGTTGCCGGGACGGTGATCGAGTTCGCCGAGTGGGCGACTTTGAAGCTGGTGATCTGGAACGAGCCGTCGGTGCCGGCGGTCAGGCCGGCTTCGGTCGCGGCGAAATGGATCGATGCGGATGACTTCGGGTTGATCACGTAGCGCGGCATCAGGTGTCTCCAAGGTGTGAGAGTTCAGGTGGTTCGGTCACGGTGTGGCGGACGATCGTGGCCTTGTGCGGGGTCGTGCCGACCGTGACGATCTCGTCGTGAGTGAAGTCGGGGCGTTGCAGCGTGAACGACGGGCCGGGTGCCCAGGTGTCGATCGCCATCGTGACGATGCGTGTCAGCTCGTCGCGGCGGGCGAGGTGCGCGGCCGCTGACTCGCCGGCAGGCCAGATGATCCGTTCTTCGAACCGGTAGCGCCACATGTCGCGATCGCGGGCACCGGCGGCACAGGCAACGACGACG